GGCCGTATTCGATGCCGTTGAACCGCCACGAAAGCGGCTTCGAGCTCCGATTGACGACCGTCACGATCTCGCCGGGGTTGAACTCGTAGTCCATAACTGCCTTTCCAGAAGTTGGAGGCCTGCCGGTTGACCTACGTTCCCCGCACGCGGCTCCCGCGGTTTATGTGCCTCCCTCGGCCACGACGCTGGGTGCGACTCACGGTGTCACCGACGAACCGGGCGCTGCGGCCGCGCCTCCCCCGGCTGCTGCGAAGAACGGGGGGCCGCCGGGCGGCGACCCCCACGCGGTTGAAGAGCCTACTCAGCGCGAACGACGATGAGCGACTGCCCGGTCACGCCGTCGAGGCGGGCGTTGTAGCCGGGGTAGCGGCAGTGGTTCTGATACCGCTTCCGATACCACGCCTCGAAGCTGTCACGCCCCGAGCTGCCGGTGCCGACGCGCACGAGGATCGATCCGTCCTCCTGCACCCATTCACCCGGCGAGGCCTGATAGCGGACCCACCCGCTGTTCTCCTCGTCGAGCAGCATCATCACGTCGAGCGGGAAGTCCCGGATCGGCGTGACGGGCACTTCACCGGCGGTCACGTCGAGCTGCTTGAAGGCTCGCGTGAGCACGTCGGGGTTGCTCTGTAGCGGCGCCGTGCTGTAGCGGCGGTCAGGCTGCGCCAGCTTCAGGTAGAGCCGGCGCGTCGAGTGGTGCGCGATGATGCGCGTGATCTTCGAGCCGAGCTTCTGGTCGAGCACGTCGCTGACCTGCTGGAGCAGATCTTCCGACAGCGTGCCGGTGGCCGCCTTCACGTAGGACTGATACGCGCCGTAGATGGAGCGGTCCACGTTGAAGTAGTTGTTGCGGATCGTGCCGTCGTCTACCAGCGCCATCAGGCCCCATGCGGCCTTCTCGAACGAGGTGTCCACCACGTCGGTGACGGAGCTGTTCGCCGCCTGCACCACGTAGTCGTTGTCCGCGACGGTGCCACCGGGCGCGGCGTCGAGGGTGATGGTCGAGCCGGTGCTCGCGCACGCCGTGACCTTGCGGATCCCCGAGCGGAGAGCGCCGGTCGCCGGGTTGACGAACCCGATGAACATGCCCGGTCGGATGAAGCGGTTGCCGAAGTTGGTCTGCGTGAGGCCGCCGGGGTTGTCCACCGGGAGGGTCGCCGCCGGGGTGCCGTTGACGAAGCAGAGGATGCCCTTGCCATCGAGGGTCAGCGCCGCTTCTTCCATGCGGGCGATGTCCTTGATGATCTTGTTCATCTCGTTGGTACGCGCCGCCTTGAATGCGCCCTTCGAGCTGCGGGAATCGTGGATCGCTTCGGAGGTCAGCCGGACGCGAGCCATCAGCTTGCGCTGGCCGATACGCACCTGCACGTTGCCCTGTGCGCCGGCGTCCGCGAACGCGCCATCTTCACCCACCCACATCGGGGAGGTGTTGCGGGTCACGTCGGCGGTGTAGACGACTTCACGGCCGGCAAACTCGACGTTCTCCGGCTTCAACAGGTCACTGAGCGGGTTGCGGTTGTTGGTCTGGTCCGCGACGAAATCCTCGTAGTAGTCCTTGTAGATGCCGTCGATCTGCTGCGTATCCGCGCCGGCCATGCCGAGTGCGGCCACGCCCGATGCGACGAGCGGCAGGATGTTGACTCCGAGGAGATACAACGCGACCAGCACCGTGAGGACGATGGGTCGGAAGTAGCGAGAGGTGGTCATGGTCGGTTCAGCCTCGCGCCGAGAAATACGCGTCGGCCGCTTCGTCGTGAAGCTGGTCGGCGGTCTTTCCGGCAGGTTGGGCCGGCTGGCGTCCTGGCGGGGTCTGCACACCCCCTCCACCACGGGGCACTCGCGGTGGCTGTTGCTGCTGTCCGGGACGACGCGGCGGGCCGGTTACAGGTGACGGGCCCTGCGCCGCGACGATGACGCCGGTTTTGTACATGTCCATGAACTCCTTGGCCAGCGTGAGGTCGCCCATGCGATACCGCGCTGCGGCGTTCTGGTCGGTTTCGAGCCACGAGATGAAGGCCTGATCGATCGCCTTTTGGGCGAACGGGGCGAGCTGCCGGTCCCCGTAGATCCCCTTGACGGCTTTGTCGAAGGAATCCCACATCCGGGTCCCGATGTCCTGCCAGCGGCTCTGATCGTTCGTCTGAAACTGCTGCACGCGGTCGGGGAGCTGCAGGAGGTCCTGTGCTTTCTCGAGGAGCGGCTTCAGCTGCGGGAACAAACGATAGACGGCCGCGATGGCCTTCTGGTCGCCCTCACTCAGCTGCGGGGCGTTCGGGTCGGGTTGCTGCGGTCGCAATCCGGTGAGCGCCTGCACCTGATTCGTGAGGAGCTGGACCTGCGCTTCGAGCCGCTGGTTGTTACCCTGCAGCGTCCGCGCTGTGGTCAGTAGACCGTTGTACTGGTCGGCAGTAAACGTCTGCGGCGTCCCGCCATCCTGTCCAGGTGCGCCGGGTTGGCGTGCGGGGTCCTGAACGGGGGCCCTCCCGGCTGGGGGCCCTACTGGTTGCCGCTGCGGGGGGTCATCCCCGCCGGCGCCGGGATCTTCGAGGTCGGGGTCATACTCGGGGTGCGCGGAGGGGTCGCCGCCGCCGGAACCGTCACTGGGATCGTCCAAAAACACACCGAACCACCGACCAAACAGCTTCATACACCTACCTCGGCCTGAAAGTGGAGACGACTGCAGGGAACCACAGCCGTTCCCGGCCTGTCAATTTCCATTTACATCACGGCCGAGCCTTGGGGGCTTCCGCCGGCGAATTTATGGGCCGCCGGGTTGCCGTGGCCGCTGTTCTGGTTCGAGTTGCCGAGCGCCGTGTCGGCCCCTTGCGGCTCGGGCGGGGCGCCGGCCGGCTGGCCCTGCGACGGCGGGACCCCGCCCTGCACCATCGCCATCTGCGCCGTCTCCTGCGCGGCCGCGTCGAGGTGGGCCTGCCGGTGCAGCGTCCACAGTTCCTCCAGCTCGGGCCGGGCGGTGAACAACTCGATCGCCTCGTCGGTCTGACAGTAGATGTCGTGCTGCGTGATGTGGATCATGTGCTTCTGCCACGCGAGCACTTTCAACGGGGCGTTGGGGAACAAGATCTGCTGCTGCGCGCCGGCCGGCGGCGCGACCATCGTCGTCACCTCCTGCGGCTGGCCCGGCTCGCCGTCGGGGCCCGGTTGGCCCTCCACGGTCTGCTTCACCGGCTGTGGCTGCACCATCGCCCGCGCTTGCGGCGACACGAGCGGAATCGGCTGGCCGGGGAGCGCCTGCGGGAGCGTGCCGACCCATGCCTCGAACAAGTCCTGCTCGCGGAGTGCGCCCTTCACCGACGCGTCGAGGCTCGGGGCCAGGTGCGCGATGCCGATCTCCCGCATGACGCCGTAGGCCTGCTCGGGGTCCGCGACGTTGAGCACCCCCAGCTCCTTACCGTGCTGGATGGCGGCCCGCTTACCGAGCGCCGTTTTCGGCATCTGCGAGCCGTCCTCGATCAGAATGTCGATCGCGCCGGTCAGGTCGGCCTTCTTGAACTTCTGAAAGGTCCACGTGCGGTTGGGACGCATCGCTGCCTTGATGCGCTCCTCGGGTCCGAACTGCCGCTCGATTTCGAGCGCGATCTTGTACCACTGCCGGTAGCACTCGCCGCGAGCGACCATCGCGGGCCCGAAGCGGGACTCCGAGAGCTCCTTCAGCAGATTCAGCGCCGAGAAGGCCTCGACCCCCGACGGCCGGTTGCCTTTCAAGATGTCGTAGGTGCCGGCCAACTCCTCGATATCTGCCTTGAGCTGCGCCCGGCGCTCGGGGAGGGACGCCGGGATGTTCGAGCCCGCGAGCCGCTCGGGCTTCGCGTTGCCGCCGGCGACGTTCGGGTTGTATTTGATGACGAGGCCGGGCTCGCCAGTGAAGCTCTTGACCTCCGCGCCCTTGGGTTCGAGCCACACCGGGTTCGCCATGCGCTGCTCGCACAGCATCATCATCGAGTCGAGCTGGTTGATCTGATCGTTCTTGTTGAGGATGACTTCGAGAGCGCCGCGCCCGTTCATGCGGCCGCCGAGATCTTCGTAGAGGCCGTGCGTGAAGGGGAACAGCGGCGTGCCGTCCTGCGTGAGATACGGCAGGGGGCCCGGCAGGCCTTCCTCCGGCTTCTCGACCAGTTTCGGGTTGCTGTCCCCGAGGACGCGAGCCACGAGGCCCTTCGGATACTTGGGTGACGGCCGCTCCCACAACTCGTATTCGCTGATGCCATCGCTGCCGATGTCGTCGCTGCCGTAGGTGATGGGCGTCGAGCTGACGTCGGACTGCTGCGCGATCGCGCGGAGCAGTTGCAGGCTGCGCTCCTGTGGCATCTTCGACCAGTTGAGGCCCTTGCAGAACTCCTCGCCGTAGAGCGCGACGGCGGTCTGCTTCGAGCGCCACCGGAGCCGCAAGATCTTGGGGGAGTCGTCAATCCGGGTGTAGATCGGGGGCAGGGCATACTCGAACGGTGAGAGCGCGTCGGTGCAGCCGGCTCCAGTCGTCCGAGCCTCTCCGACCGGATGGCCGTATTCGTCCACCGCGAGCTGGAAGTCGTTGCTGCCGCAGCGGGGGCACATCGCGTGGTCCCCGCCCATCTGCTGCAGCTCCTCTTGCGTGTATTGGTCGCTGCAGCCCTGGCACTCCATGAACTGGTCGATCTTGGTCTTGGCCTCGGGGTTCCACCACGGATGCAGGACGACGTTGCCGAGCGCGATGAACCAGAAGTCGAACTCCCGCATCACGCGCTTCATGTTGTGTTCTTCCGCGATCAGCGATTCGAGCTTGTCGGCCGTTTCCGCAGTGGCCACGGCCGTGGCATCGCTCGTGAGCGGCCGCGCCGTCGTGGCGAGCGCGATGCCCTGAAACACGGTCTTAATCGTGTTCAGCGTCGTGCTGACCATGTTCGTGACCGGACGCGGAATCCATTTTGCCATCCGTTTGTCGAGCCACTGGCCCCGCTTGCGGTCGTAGTAGATCCACATCCGGCCGAGGATGTAGAGCATCACCCGCCACCAGCTGCGCTCGTAGACCCAGCGGTTTTCGAGGCACTCCTTCTTGGCCTCGTCCACGTATTTCAGGATCGCCTTGAGGTCCTGATAGGGGTCGAGCGGTTGCTGGGGTTCGGCGCCGCCGCCAAACAGCTGACCGAGCCGAGCGAGCAGGCCGGGGGGTGTCTGGTCCGCGAGCGTCGGAGGGGGCGGTCCGCCGGGTTGATACTCAAGTGGCTGCATACGTCCTCAGCGATAGGGGCTGCGGTTCTCGCAGGAAATGCACCGGAAGTGCGTTGGCTGACAACCGGGCATCAGCCGGCCGTATTTCGGCCGAACCTTGTGCCCGCATGTGAGCACGGCGAACAGGCCGCGCTCGTCTCGGTCCCAGCGGGAGACTTGCCGCTTGAAGTCGTCCCGCACATGGTCGTGGCGACGGATAGGTTCGGGAATCACTTCGCGTACTCCACCTGGCCGTCGTGCTCGTTGTGCCGAATGCCGAGCCGCTCGGCTTCCTCGTCGCCCACGTCCTCGAAGCCGCCGACCGCGCCCTGCATGATCGCCATCGCGCCTTCCACACTATCGGCGTCCGAGAGCCGCTGGCCCACGATCGCCGGGTCCACGTTGGCGCCGCCGGCGGCTTCTCGAGCCCGCGCCGCCGCGAGTGCCCGCGCTTCCACGTCTGCAGGCGTCTGCAAGCGGCCGGCGATCTCGTAGTCGTCCAACTCGATGCCCTTCGTCCGCGCCAGCGCGTTGCGGTCCGCGATGGCGTTGTTCACCATCGTTCGCATCCAATCGACGTTGGTCTGCGACGTGGCGAGCGCCCGTTCGAGGGCGACGATCTGCAGGCGGGCCTCCCCGAGCTGCTTATCGAGCGTGGTGTTCTGCTGCTCAAGCCATTGATTCCTCACTTCGAGCGCCGCGAGTTGTGCTTTCGAGATCCACATCGGTTTGCCTCCGACTCTGGCCGGACCTACGCGGCCGGCGTACGCGAGAACCGCCGCACCAGCTTCTTCAGCGTCGTGCGGCGATTCTTTAGGTGGCGCCGTGTCGGCCCGATGGGCGCGAGCACGAGGCCGGGATTGCGGCCGTGCCGACCGCAGCGGCGGTGGACGACCCGGAAGTTGTAGCCGTTGATGGCGACCGTGCTGCCGACCGCGACGGCCCGCAGCGCGGCGGGCATCTTCTCCTCGGTCATGTCGTCGCGTTGCATCGCTCGCCGGCGGAACCAGCGTTCGAGGAAATTCATGCGTTTGTCACCTCGCCGGCCGTGACATAGCCGTGCCAGCATTCGCAGTCGATTGACGGTTGGAGGGTGAGATTGTGCACCGTCTCGCCGGCGGCCGACCATCGGGAGGGTCCGCCGTTACGGCTCTGCGACCCCAGCTCGTTGGGGACGCCGCGGCCGTTGAACGTCACGAGGACGCCGTGGGTGCCGACCGGCCCGCCGTTCTTCGTCCAGCAGGTCGGGCAGAGAAACAGCACGCCGTGCGCTTCGGCCACACCGTGCACCGGAATGTTCCAGCGGCGGCCGTCACGCACCTGGTGCTGCACGAGGACGGGTTCGAGGTCCGTGAGTCTCACTTGCCCTTGACACGATTGAGACGCGGGTTCGCCTTCTTCGCCGCCGGCGAGGCCCTGCGGGTCGCGGCCGCGAGGACCGCGTTCGGGTTGCGAATGCCGGGTTCCTGTCCGATTTTCGCGGCCACCGCTTTGAAGCCGGGGTGGCCAGCCGGTCGCGCATACTTACTCAATGGGCACCTCCTCCGGGCACGTCGGCCCCGACGCTCGGGCCGTCGAGGGGCGGCTCGGGTCGTAACTGCACTACGAACAAGCGTCCGCACCCCTTGCAGCGGTAAATCAGCTGCCCGGCGGGCACGGACGCGATCTTCGGTCCCTTGGTCGGTTCGAGCTCTCCTCCGCACTCGCAGCGTCCACTAGGCATAGAAGTCTCCCATCGGGTTGCCGAGCCATTCGCCGTCCTCGAGGCCGGAATGCAGCAACGTCATGGGATCGTCGTCGCCGAACTCGTTGCTCACGGACAGCTGGTTCCAATCGAGGCCACTGTCGCCATCGCCTTTCTCGATGCGCTGCAGACGTTCCCACGCCCACCGCGCTTCCTCCGGGACCGACTCGGCCAGCCGCACGAGGGGGTTCGCCACGTGCTTCGGCAGCTCGGGGTAGAGCATGCACGCGTAGCGGAGCGCATCCGGCAGGTCGTCATTGACCTTCAGGACCCGCTCGCGTTTCGCCACGCCGTCTTTGCCCCAGTTCTCGTCCCAGCGGTAGTTCTGCAGCTGCTCGATGAGACGAGGGACGCGACGTTTCACGAACCAGAGCTGCTTATTCCGCAGCCAGGACGAGACGCGCTGGATGCCGGCGACGACGTTGTTCTCGGCCGGAATGACGTAGAGGCCGTGGTTCGCCAGCTCCAGTGCGGCTTGTTTCTGCGAGCGGTCGTAGCCGCGCCGCTCGATGATGTAGGGCGCTTCCATCGCCCGGATCGAGTCCGCGTGCTCCGCGAACGTCTTGTTCCGGGCCATGTATTCGTTGATGCAGACGAGGCCCTTTTCGGTGACGACGATGAGGATGCCGGCGAACGGGTGGTCGGCGCCGGGGTCGAGGGCGCTGAAGGCGGGCCGCGACGCGTCGAGTTTCGGCCACTCCGGGAGCACCTGCCGGATCTGGTCGTCCGTGTCGAGGATCTGCGTGCCGAGGAGCGCCCCGTAGACGCTGCCGGTGAAGCAGACGAAATCCCCGAGGTATTCCTGCTGGAAGAACAGGTCATCCAGGTCGAGTTTGGCTTCCTCGACTTCCTCGGCGGTGATTTTGGGGTTGTCGATCGTCCGATACTTGACCGCCCAAAAGCCGGGACGGCCGTTGGCGGCCGGGACGTAGAACTTGTGATAGCACCAGTCGAAGCCGTTGGGCGACGTGGTAATCCACGCGATGCCACCGTAGTCCGAGAGCGTGGGTCGGAGGACCTTCCACGCCATCTCCTGCGTTTTGCGCCCTTCGTCAATCCACAGCCAGTGCAGACCGGGGCCGCGGCCGCGTTCCGGGTCGTCGAGGGACCGGAAGCTGATTTTTGACTTGTTCTTGAGGGTCAGCTCGTGGTGCGCGGCGCTCCAGTCGTGAATCCAGCCTCGCGGGATGATGCCGAGGACCGCCGGCAGCACGTAATCGTGCAGTTCCGGGTAGGTCGGGGCGCACGCCCAGCCGTGCGTGTTCGGGATCGTCGCTTCCTCGACCGCCGAGATGCCCCCGATGCGGGTTTTGCCGCCCCGGCGGCCGCTGAACAGCCCGAAGCGGCGAAACATGCGGCTGCCGTCCG